ACTTGCGCTTCTTGCGTTAACCGACCCTGTAAGTAAATACATTTACAGCAAAGAAGTTCCAAGAAAAAGAGACCGTACAACTGAAGCAATTAACGCATCCGGAGCAAAGGTTACGGAACTAAAACGAGGGTTGCGTTATTGGTCGCAAATGACAGGCCATTATGCCGACGTTGTAACAGACGAAGCAACTTTAAAGGCTTACAAAGATCAGGGAATAAAGAAAATTAGATGGATTACGATGGGAGACGAAAAGGTCTGCGAAATCTGCAGAGAGAGAAACCGAAAAATTTATCCCATTCGATCTATTCCGCCTAAACCTCACTATGGATGCAGATGTTGGTATGAACCGGTAAAGTAATTTCCCGGATTGCATATAGCGGTAGAGAAATCGCTTATAAAATTCGCAAACCAGAGAGAACTGGACAAACGCACAATAAAAGACGGAGAAGTCTATAAGCGCAAAAGGAGTGTCAAAGAATGAAAATCGACGTATCTTCAATTACAGGGTTTGAAGGCATGAGTGATGCCGAAAAAGTCAAGGCTCTTATGGAACTGGATGTTCCTGAAAAGATTGACTTGTCGCACTATGTTCTTAAAGAACACGCAGACAAATATGCGTCTGAAGCGGCTGAGTGGAAAAAGAAGTTTAACAGTAAACTTACAGACGAAGAAGCAAGGCGTGCAGAAGAAGAAGCGGCAAAGCAAGAGTTGGAAAACAAGTATAACGAGCTTTTGAAGCGAACCACAATTTCTGATTACAAGGCAAAATATCTCGCAATGGGATACGACGAAAAACTTGCAACAGAAACAGCTCAGGCTCTGGCAGAGGGCAACGTTGAAAAGGTTTTTTCCAACGGAGAAAAATTTAAATCCGAAATGGAAAAAAAGATTCGAATCGAAATTCTTAAAGACACGCCTAGACCGGAAACAAACATCAAAACTGAAAAATCAATTACAAAAGACCAGTTCAAGGAAATGGGATATTCTGAACGCCTTGAATTGTTCAACAAAAACAAGCCTCTATATGAGGAACTAACGAATGGAGGAAATAAATAATGGCTCTTCTTACCAACGCTACAAAACTTGCAAACCTTTTTAATCCCGAAGTTGTTGCCGACATCGTAGAAAGCAAGCTTGTTGATGCAATTAGATTTGCACCTCTTGCCAAAATTGACACAACTCTTGTAGGCCGTGCTGGCGACACAATTACCCTTCCGTCTTATGGATATATTGGCGACGCTGAAGTTGTTGCAGAAGGCGAAGATATTCCGATTGGACAGCTCACTCAGAGCACAAAGGAAGTTACAATTCATAAGCTCGGAAAAGGTGTGCAGCTTACCGACGAAGCTGCGTTGTCTGGGTATGGTGATCCGATCGGAGAGGCGGCAAACCAGATTGTTTTGGCAATTGCTTCTCAGGCCGACAACGAAATGCTTTCCGCGCTTGGGGGCGCAACTTTGACTCACTCCGCTGGTTCTGCGCTTACAGCCGACGCAATTGCTGATGCGCTTATTAAGTTTGGCGAAGACATTGACGGAGACAAGGTTATCGTAATGGATCCTGCTTCTTATGGCGCGATTAGAAAAACGGACGATTGGATTCCTAACACCGAAATGGGCGCAGAAATGATTGTTCGTGGCGCGGTTGGAATGATTCATGGGTGTCAGATTATTCTTTCTAACAAGCTTAACGGAAAAAATGCTGCTTATATTGTAAAACCGGGCGCACTTGCAACATACATCAAACGAGATACAATGGTTGAGTTTGACAGAGACATTGTAAACAAGTCTACAATTATGACTGCTGACAAGCATTTCGTAAACTATCTTTACGATAGCTCTAAAGCTATCAAGATTACTTGGACTGCTTAATGGGTATGATGCTTGTGCGGCGCAGACGGCAGCTTGCAAAAAATGCCGCATTTAAACAGGCTGCCAAAAACAGGGTTTCTGCGGAATCTGTTAAATCCAAAGAAGAAACTAAAAAGGCAACCAAAACCAGAAAAAAGGTTTAACAAGGAGGCGGGAGACGCATGGGTGTTTTGGAGCGATTAAAATTACGCACAAACGAGCCTGACGAGGCCGTGCTTTTGGATTGTATTGAAAGCGCAAAAAATGCAATACTCTCCCGCCGGTTTCCGTTTGGAGAGATTCCGGGGCAATTTCCTGTTAAATACATGGATCTTCAGTTTCGGATAGCTCTTGATTTGTACAACAAAATCGGAGCAGAAGGGCAATTGTCACATAGCGAAAACGGAGTCAGCAGACAATATGAATCTTCCTGGATTTCTGAACAGCTTTTGTCAGAGGTTGTTCCGATTGTGGGGGTGCCTAAATGAGATCTTTGCTGCGGAATCAACAGCCTGTGTTTTTTCGGAATTATGAAGGCGAAGAAGAAATTATTGATGAACACGGAAATTTAACAGGTTCGTTTGTTTCAAAGTATAGTGAACTAAAATCTGCCATGTTGACGGTTTCTCCTAACAAAGGAAATTCCGAAGTTGAAATGTTTGGTTCTCTGGAAGACTATGACAGAACAGCTAACACAGCTGACACTTCCGTGGAGATAGACGAAAACTCCATCCTTTGGGTCGACAACGCCGATACCAATGGACCGCATAATTATATTGTGAAGCGTCGGGCTCCGTGGAAAAACAGTGTTAGCTTTGCAATCAAAAAAGTAGAGGTTTCCTATGCCGACAATCAAAGTCAGTCTTAACGGAAAATCAATTGACGAGGCAATAAAACAGTTGACGGAGTATAAGGACAGCATCCCGATTAAATTGCAACAGTTGAGGCAAAGAGTAGCAGAAGAATTAGCGGAGGCTTGCCGATCTGGATTTAACGGAGCAAATGGTGAATTTATACTTTACGAAGGCTTTAAAGTGCCAAGTGTAGAGGTTTATACGGAAGATGACGAAAATGTTACGTTGGTTGTGGCAAACGGCGAGGAAGCGGTCTTTATCGAGTTTGGTGCTGGGGTTTACTACAATGCCGGCGGCACGCCTCACAGCAGACCACCCGGAATTGTTAACATCGGAGAATACGGAAAAGGATACGGAAAGCGCAGCGTATGGGGGTTTTACGACGAAAACGGAACGTTAAAACTCACACACGGAACGCCTGCATCTATGCCAATGTATTATGCAGTTAAAAACATTGTTCCTAAAATTCCCCGAATCGCAAAAGAAGTGTTTGGAGGTGGTGGCGTATGATTGACTTGGAATCTTTTGTTTTTTCTCCTATAGCAGAGGTGTTAAAAAACACATACAAGGGAATTTTTGTTTCAAGCGAATATACAGATTCACCGGCAAGGTTTCCCGCTGCAACAATCATTGAATCCAGTAACATTGTATTGCGTAAAACGATTACCACAAACATAGAAAACGCTTCACAGATTTTGTTTGAAGTTAACGTTTTCAGCAACAAATTTTCCGGCGCAAAACTGGAAGCCAGAGACATTATGCAGACAATCGATGCTGAATTTGAACGCATGGGGTTTGTTAGAACTGCAATGAGCCCAATGCCTAACTTTGCAGACGCTACCATTTATCGGATTACTGCACGATATGAAGGGGTAGTTGTTCCAGAGTATAACGTCGAACAGACGATTTACAGAATTTACACAAGTTAATTTAACGGTTAATAGTGCCAAGTGCTTTGTTGCCAAGTGCCTCCGAAATTCAAAAAGAATTTGGAGGTATTTTTTTATGGCAAGAATTGATCTTAGCTCTGCCGGAGTAGAATTTGCATACGCAGTCGAATCGACTGCCGGCACCATGCCGACGACAGGATATACAAAACTGACCGGTATTAAGTCTATTCCGGATTTGAACCCGGAACCGTCTAGCCTTGAAACCACCACACTGGACGAAACAGAGTGGAAAACGTATATTTCTGGTCTGAAAGATCCGGGCGGCGCGCTGGCTTTCGGTGCAAACAATACGGAACAGTTCCACACGGATTGGTCCGAGTTGGTTTCTGCAGCTGAAACCGCAAAAGCGGACGGGAAATCGGTGTGGTATGCAGTTGTAATTCCCGGTCTTACAAAAGCATTTTTCTTTGCAGGATCTCCGTCTCCGCTTGGCCTGTCCGGTATTGAAGTAGATGCCGTTTTGGAGATTGAGGCATATATTTCTCCGAGTAAAATCGGGGGATGGAAGCAGAAACCCACTGAGGTTTAAATCTGTAGATTGATTGACGGCGGGACAGCAAGAGCTCTTGTTTCCGTTGCCTTATCCTTCGGATTACCGCTTTCAATATAAATTTTATTTGATAAGGAGATATAAAAATGAGCGAGAAAAAAACAAATCTTAGAGAAGAAAAAGTACAGCCGATGCGAGTAAACGACAACGAAAACGGAGTCGCTTATGAACTTGATTTCAGTCGTGAAAGCATTCGATTTGCAGAAGCAAGAGGATTTGAGCTGGATTCCGTATTCAGATTTCCGGTAACAAAAATTCCGGAATTGTTTTATTACGCATTTCGGAAAAACCATAGAAATGTGGCGAGAAGCCAGACAGACGCGTTGCTGGAAAAAATGGGTGGATTGCCGAGTTCTGCGTTGGAACGGCTCAATCAGCTTTATAATCAGGCAGCGCTTACACATTTGATTACAAACGACGAGGACGTCGAAAAAAACTCGCAAGTGACGGTGGAACTGTAACCGACGTTGACGTTCCCCGTTCATATACAGAACTTTTTGAGGCGGATCTTCCTTACTATTTGTCGATCGGAATGACACACGAACAATATTGGTACGGTGACGTATGGATGGTAGAAGGGTTCCGCGAAGCAGATAAATTGAAACGCCAGAGAAAAAGCGAAGAGCTTTGGATGGCAGGTTTGTATAATCACAACGCTGTTGCGGTTGCAGTTTCAAACGCCTTTAGAAAAAAAGGAACTGCGCCTCAAAAATATTTGGAAGAGGCGATTCGTGTTGTTCCTTATACTAAGGTTGAAAAGGAAATGATTGCAAAACGAGAACGGCAAAAAACAATCGATTATTTTAATAAGCTGGCAAAGAAATGGGACGCAAAAAGCGAGTAGCAGGCGGTGAGTAAATGGCAGAGGTCGACAGATTAACAATACAACTAGAAAGCGCTTCTGATTCTGCGGTTGACCGAATTGAAGATCTTGCTGATGTACTTAAAAGGTTAAAAACAAGCGCTCAGGGAGGCGCAGGGCTAGACGATGCAGTAAAAAGCACCCGTGACGCCGGCAACGCTGCCGAGTCCAGCACTCCCAAAGTGAAAAAACTTGCTAAAACGTTTTCTGCTCTAAAAAAAGCGTTAAGCGGCGGAGCAATGATTGCAGCTTTCAGAAAAATTAAGTCTGTTATGAGCGATTGGGTTCAAAGCAGCATGGATTATACTGAAAACATGAACTTGTTTAACGTTGCAATGGGAAAATATGCGTCGGAAGCAAAAGCGTATGCAGAACAGGTTTCGGAAATCATGGGGATAGATCCGTCTACGTGGATGAGAAATCAAGGCGTGTTTATGACACTTGCAACTGGTTTTGGTATTGGCGGAGAAGAAGCTGCGTTCATGAGCAAAAACCTTACGCAGCTTGGGTATGATATTTCTTCCTTTTATAACATCCCTGTAGAAAAAGCAATGCAAAAACTGCAGTCTGGAATTTCCGGAGAACTGGAACCGCTTCGCCGTCTTGGCTATGACCTTTCTCAGGCAAAACTTCAAGCAATTGCTTTGTCTCACGGAATCGATCAAAGTGTTTCCAGTATGACACAGGCGCAAAAAGCAGAGCTTAGATATTATGCAATCATGACACAGGTCACGCAGGTGCAGGGCGACATGGCAAGAACGCTAGAGTCTCCGGCTAATCAAATGCGGGTATTTGCCGCGACAACTACGCAGGCATCTCGCGCTCTTGGAAATCTGTTTATTCCGATTTTAAACAACGTGCTTCCGTATGCGATTGCGTTTGTAAATGTAATTCGTTGGGTTGCAAGTGAAATTGCAGCGTTATTCGGTTACAATCCTGATGACTGGAAAGTGGAGTTTGATACAAGTGGAATTACAACCGGGGCAGAGACAGCGACGGATGCGATCGGAGACACTACAGCTGCAATAAAAGATCTTAAAAATCAGACGATGGGATTTGATGAGCTGAATGTAATCAGCAAAGATACCGGGTCCGGTTCGTCTGTAGGCAGCTCTTCGATTGGAGGAAGTCTTGGGTTGCCGCTTGAAGGATACGATTTTCTTGGAGACGCTGTAGAATCAAAAACGTCTCAAATCTTTGAAGACTGGAAAGAAAAACTTACTCCGTTTGTGGATTGGCTCACTGAAAATTTTGATACCATTTTGGAGACAGTTGGACTAATTGGAGCAGGGCTTCTTGCGTGGAAGCTAAGCGAAATATTTTTGTCGGACACACAGGCCTTAGGGGTTTCTCTTGGTGTTGTGGGTGCTACGATTCTAATTGATAACGTTAAAGCTGTTTTAGCGGATGAATACAGCGTGACCAGTCCGGAATCGATCATCAAAGAAGTCTTGGGCGGAATGCTTGTTGGCGCCTCTGTGACGCTTTTGTCAAAAGGTGCAATTCCCTTTCAGTGGTCTGTTCCTATTGCAATTCTTTTTTCAATCGTAGCGACAGAAGTTACTGCCAATGCAGAACTGTTTAAAGAAGGTTTTAATTTGCTGGGTTCTGCGCTGGATGCTTTTTTCGGGGGAGACAAAGAAAAGGCACAGAAAGACTGGGCAAAAGCGTGGGCAGCTGATTTGTCTATGGATACAATTATGAATAACGTTAGAGAGGCGATTATTGACAAAATTTGGGGAGAAGGCTCATACGCAAAGTTCATCGATCACCTTAACAATGGCGGAACTTTTAAGGACTCCGAACTTACCATAGAAAACTCTATTGGCGGAAGTAAAATTAAAGATATGTTCAATGGAGAGCTTTCAATAGGTGAAGCTTTAGGCGGAAGTCTTTTTGGAGATACCATAGACGGATGGGTTGATGGGCTTAAGGAAGAGTGGGAGACGGCCTTTAATGATGGATTCTGGAACGGAATTGCAAACAACTTTTTAACCGGTCTTAAAGTTGTGTTGGGCGTAATTTGGGATTTTCTTGACGAAGAATTTCCTCTTGTTACAGCTGGGTTTAAAGCCTTGGGGATTGATTTTTCAAATGAAGCTCTTAATGGTGCTACATCCAGACAAGAACAGCTAAAATCCAAATGGGAAGGATACGCCTCAAAACCTCTTGGTTGGTACAAAGGAGTAAATACGCAAACCGAACATGCAAAGCTTGGATCTGACATTTCAACCTACATATATAACGGTGCAAAAAACAAAATGAACGGACAGGAAAGCAGTTGGAAAAAAGTGTTTGGCTCCCCATCAAGTTGGTTTAAGGATCAAAACACCAGCACCACAACCGCAAAACTTGGAACCGATATTTCAACCTACATTTATAACGGCGCCAAAAACAAGATGAACGGACAGGAAAGCAGCTGGAAAAAAGTGTTTGGACAGCCCACAAGTTGGTTTGCTGAAAAGAATAACAGCAAAACAGTGAAACAGGTTGGTTCTCCGCTTTCTTCTAATCTTTACAAAGGTGCGCGAGATAATATGAATGATCAAGAAAGCAGTTGGAAAACAACGTTCGGATCTCCTTTAAGTTGGTTTAAGCAAAAGAACGGATTTGACAAAAAAGGAAATTCAACAAGTTTTAAAAGCTCTGGTTCTGGTATGGTGTCAAGCCTAAAAACCGGAATGTCTACGAAATGGTCTGAACTTATTAACTGGTGGAAAAAAACCAACCTACCAAAAGTGCAATGGAAAATGCCGCACCTTTCTTGGTCGTATACATCACTTGAATCAAACACTCTTAAGTATAAGATTCTAGATGCGCTGGGGCTTCCTACACAAATTCCAAAACTAAGTGTAAATTGGTACGCACAAGGTGGTTTTCCGACGCCGGGAGAGTTATTTGTGGCACGGGAAGCGGGCGCCGAAATGGTCGGTTCTATCGGCGGTAGAACAGCGGTTGCAAACAACGACCAGATTGTTGAGGCGGTTTCCACAGGCGTTTATAACGCAGTTTTGTCCGCAATGTCGCAGAATAATAATTCCGGAACTCCTGCGTTTAACATTTACCTGAACGGCAAACAGATTGAAGTGGCTGTCAAAAAGGCAGAGCGCGAACGTGGCGCAAAAATAGCAACAGGAGGGCTTGTGTATGGCTGAAAAGTTTAAAGCTTTAGTTACAGTCGGCGGCACAGCGCTTCCGGATCCTTCTACATACGATGCACAGACGTCTACACTGGTTGACAGTGCAAGAAACGTCAAGGGCAAAATGGTAGGGGCTGTTATTCGAGATGATGTTGCAAAAGTTAGTTTGTCGTGGCGCTTTCTGACGGTGAAAGATTGGGCGAAAATTGGAAAACTGTTCAAAGAATCTTCAAACGGATCGTTTATCAATTCGGTAGAGTTTTTTGATCAGACACAGGGCAAATACATCACAAGGCAAATGTATGTTGGTGACCGGAGTTCCGCTGCTTATTTGCGGGATCCAAAAACCGGAAACCTGATTGGATGGACAGAATGCAAACTGTCTTTGATTGAGGTTTGAGAATGGGGGCTATAAAATGCAGGCGGTAAGCAATGAATGGATCAGTGCGCAGCAGCAGATTATAGTCCCCGAGTCTTTTGTAGAGATTTCCTACTTGATCGGAGAACCAAATGCTGCAGAGGACTCCACGGTGACGGATAACGGTCACTGGGAACATTCAAATCCCTCTATTGCATACACGGGACAGCAATACACGGATTATATTACGTTGGGAAAAAACGCATGGGTTTTGGATGGTACAAAAAATGCGTTTGATGCGTCAGATGGTCAAAAATACGGATTTGTAAGCAGTTTGCTATCCAATGAATCCGCGCAATTTACCGTAAATCCGCTCGTAAGTGTACAGTTTTCAACACCTAGAACGACACCGATTCCGGGCATAACCATTACATGGAGTACGGAATTTGAAGAATATGCGTGGGGATTTATTGTCACTGCTTACAACGGTGATACGGTAACAGCCACAAAGACGGTTACGGGGAATACGCAGCAGACATCATATGTGGAGTTTGAAATCCCACAGTATGACAAAATCACAATCGAGATTACCGATTGGTGTTTTCCATACCACAGAGCAAGAATAGAACAAGTGTCAATTGGGCTGCTTAAGGTTTTTGACAAGTCTACATTGCTTGGATTTGAACACACACAATTTGTGGATCCACTTTCTTTTGACCTTCCAAAGTCTGAGGTCATTTTTGAAATCAGCAACGTGGATAAATCATGGACCCCAAATAATCCGACCGGAATTTCTGCATATCTTGCGGAACGACAAAAAGTAACGGTTCGATATGGATTTAAGTTGGGATCCGGGATCGAATGGATTAGAGCAGGGACATTTTATTTGTCAGAATGGGAAACTCCACAGAACGGAATCGGCGCAACGTTTACGGCTAGGGACGCGTTTGGTCTTATGGATGGTTTTTTTGATGCGTCAGAGGGTACATTTACGCTGTCCAGTATGGCAGAGTCTGCATTTCAGCAAGCATACCTTCCTGCGTTGGATGACGGCGGAAACCCGTGGTCAATTGACTCTTCACTGGAAAACATTTCTGTTGTTCTTTCAGCGGAAGACGTGGAGGCTTTGTGTGCAATGACCCGTGCGGAGGTTTTGCAGTTGTGTGCAAACGCGGCTTGTTGTATAGTGAAGCAAAACCGGGAGGGTGTGATTTCGATTGAGCCTTTCTCTTCTGTTTTGACTGATTATATTGTGAGTCAGGATGTATCCTACGAAAACGCAGAATATGAGTTATCGAAGCCTCTCAAAAGTGTAGAT